CCACCGGCAAGGGGGAATCCGCGCACAACAAGGCGGTTTCCAAGACCCGCAAGATTTCCGTTTCCGTCATTTTATCCTGAACCTCGAAGATTTGCTTGCATTATTTTCGCAGACTATGCTATAGTTACGTTCTTCAGACGCGGGATGGAGCAGTCTGGTAGCTCGTCGGGCTCATAACCCGAAGGTCACAGGTTCAAATCCTGTTCCCGCAACCAAACGTATCTACGCCCCCTATGACGCAAGCCATAGGGGGCGTAGTCATTTCTACCCAAGGCGATCCGTCGTCGTCCTGCCCCACAACGGGGGCACCCAACAGTTCGCGCAGTAGTTCGCGGGCCACCTCGATGTCGTCTTGCAGCGCGGTGTCCAGGTTCGCCAGCATCTTTTGGTAGTTTTCCAAGGCGGCCTGCACGTTCACGTCCTTGGGCGGCTCCGGGGGCGTGGATTTCAGCCGGGCCATTTCAGCCTCGGCGGCGCGCAGGCGTTCACCAATAGCGTCCGAATAGCCCACCTTCGCCAGCGCGTCAGTCAAGCGCCCTATTTCCGCTTTCAATTCGTCGGTACGGCGACCTGTCTGCCGGGCCTGACCCTGGCAGTCCTGCCGGTGCGCTTTGACGAGTTCCCGCGCCTGCCGCTGCACGTCGGCCTGGGCCTCGGGGGACAGCAACTCGTCCCTGATTATCCCGACCAAGCGGGCGTCTGTGTCGCCGCGCGGGGCCAGCACACCAGGACATGTCCCCCGGTCCTTGCGCGCCGCGCATCCGTACTGATGCTTCGACACGGCCACAACCGCACCGCCGCAGTGGACGCACCGCAAGATGCCCCCGAACAGCGTAGGTTTCCTGCCGCCCTGTTGCTTGATTTCCCGGCGTGCCATCCTGGTGCGCGCCGCAGCCCAGGCAGTATCGTCAACAATGCGCAGGTGTGGCATGTCGGTGACCGACCATTCATCGCGGGGGCGGTCTACGCGCGTGCGCTTGCCGGTGTCGGGATCTTTCACCCATTGGCTGCGGTTCCACACGTAGCGCCCGACATACAGTTCGTTGTTCAGAACGCCTGCCAGCCGCGCCGGATTGCCGTAGATAGCGGACACCGCCCAGGTGCCGCCGCGCAGGCTCGGCACGCCCAGGCGGTTCAGTTCATGCGCGATGCGCTGGCACGACCAGCCATCGGCGTAGTGGGCAAAAATCCAGCGCACCCACTCGGCCTGTTCTTCGTTGATCGCCAGCTGATGCCCGCCTTCGACGGCCACCGTGCGATAGCCGTAGGACAGGCCGCCCGCGTGCATCCCCCGGCTGACCTGGCCTGCCAGACCCCGGTGCGTCTTCTCCCTCAAGTCGTCCAAGTAGACTTCGTTGATGATGCCACGCATCCCCCGGTGCAGCTTGCGGGTTTTGGATTTGGAATCGTAGCCATCGGCTACGCCGACGATACGGATGCCGCGATGTTCCAGGCGTCGGATGACGGTTTCTTGCTCCACCATGTCGCGAGAAAGGCGGTCAAGCCCTTCGACCAGCAACAGATCAAAACGCCCCGCCAGCGCGTCGGCCAGCAGGGCTTTGCCCCCGGCGCGCAGCGCGACGGGCGTGCTGCCGCTCACCCCCTCATCGCCGTGCCGGATTTGGATGGTCGCACCAAGCGAAGCCGCACGTGCGGCACAGGCTCGCTCTTGGTCGGCAATGCTGGTTTCTTTCTGCCGGTCGGTACTGTATCTTCCGTAGAACGCTGCGCGCATTGGAATGACCTTTCTAAAAGATGGCGGATCAAAAGGCGGTGGGCCGGGGTGAGTTCCATACGTTACTCCTTCCCGGCGGGATTGCCGCTTTCCGATTCGATCAGCAGATCAAGGTAGTGCCGGGCTTTCTTCAAGTCCTCGACCCCATTCTTGCTGCGCCAGCGGGTGACGTATTTGATGACGTTGCCCTCGGCGTAGCCGATCCCGTTCTTGAAGATGAACTCAATGGGCTGGATCGCCATGTTCTTGTAGTGATCGCCGCCCTCTTGCTTGTCGAGCGCGCGCGCGGCTTGCGCATTGCAAGGACCGCAAAGGGCATAGACGGCGTTGTTCACCATCGCATCAGGGTCAAAGTCTGACTCCTTGCCACAATCCGTTGCGCCCCGGATGGCGTAGCGCACGGCGGCCTTTACGGCATCACGCTGGGTATGCGTGAGAATCGGAGGCGGCAGTTCCTTGGGTTCGTCGGCACCGGGGGCGTATTCGCGCGGTGCATACAGCCAATGGTCCTTCGGCAGGGGAAACGATCCGGTAGCGAAGGCACTACCATCTGGCAGTACGACGGGGTTCATGGTCATCATGTTCTCCTTTTCATGGCTTCGAGTAGCAAGTCCTGCACGTCGCGCTTGGTTTCGACGCGCTGGATAACGATCTCGTCAACCGTGTCAGCGGCGACGATGTTGTGGATGAATACGGGGCGGTTGTGTCCGGCCTGGGCCTGCCGAGTGGGGCCGATACGCTCGATGATTTGCAGCCGTTCTTCGAGGTTCCACCAATGGCCGAAGAACGCGATGATGTTGCCGCCATCTTGCAGGTTCAGGCCGTGGCCTGCGCTGGCCGGATGTGCGAACAGCACCGGGATTTTTCCGGCGTTCCAATCGCGGATCGTCTGCGGATCGTCGTCGAGCACGCGGCCCTTCGAGAACACCTGCGTCAGCCGGGCAAGATCGCTCTTGAAGTGATACGCCACGAGCACCGGCATCCCGGCTGCTTCGGTCACAATGCTGTCGAGCGCCTGCAACTTCACGTCGTGGACTTCGGCCCACACCTCGCTCGTGCCGTCCGTGTAGATCGCGCCGTTGGCGAGTTGCAGGCACTTGATCGTTTTGCTCGCGGCGTTGAAGGCTTCGATGGCCGTGCCGTCAGACAGCGCGAGGAACATCTCGCGCTCCATCTCGCGGTACATGCGCTTTGCTGCGGCGGGCAACTCCACGCGCACAGTGTTCACGATCAACTCGGGTAGATCGAAAAAATCGCGCGCATCGAGCGACAGGCAGATGTCGCGCAGCCGGGCTTCGATCTCGGCCTGGGCGAACGGCAGCGGCTCGATGTCCAGGCGCTCGCCGCGCTGCACGGATTGGAACCAGCGGTCTTTGAACGCGGTGAAGCTACGGCCCAGGCGTTCGCCCCGGTCGAGGAACCACATTTGCCCCCACAAGTCTTTCAATCCGTTCGGACTTGGCGTGCCAGTCAACTCGAAGAAATAATCGGCCAGCGTGTGCGCGACGCGGGCCAACTGCCGCGCGCGCTTTCCGCCCTGCTGCAAGCGGAAACTCTTGAGTCGTGTGGACTCGTCAGAGACGATCTTGCGAAACGGCCAGTTCTTGCCGTAGTGCTCGACCAACCACGGCACGTTGTTATAGTTGATCGTGAACACGTTGGCCGGGCGCTTGAGCGCAGCGCGGCGTTCGGCTGGCGTGCCGAGGATCGGGGCAACTTCGATGTTGCGTAGGTGCGCCCACTTGGCCGCCTCATCCGGCCACGTGCTACCGGCCACGCGCTTCGGGGCCAGCACCAGGGCCGGGCCGGGATCGACGAATTCCAGAGCGTCGAGCGCGGTGAGGGTCGATACCGTCTTGCCCAGGCCCATGCCCGCCCACGCTGCGCTGCGCGGCGTGTCGAGTAGGTGCTCGATGATGCTGCCCTGGTAGGCGTGCGGGGTGAATACACGTCGCGTCATTCGATCACCTCGAACTCGTCGGCGACGGGCCGGTTCTGCCAGCGCTTCGTCAAATGCCAGCCCTTGCACTCGGGGCATTTGTACGCCCACAACTCGATGTTCCGACGCTTGCCGACCTGCCGCGCACGGATGCGGGCGATGCGCTCGCTCACGTAGCGGGTTTTGGCGACGCAGTTGAAGTGCGCCTTGGATACAGGCACTTTCTTTTTGCTCATGACAGCACCTCATCGACGCCTTCGATGGAATCGACGACAACGACGTGCTGCCCCATGCGGCGCATCCGCTCATGCTCGCGGACTTGATGTGGTTTCGCTTTCTCGCCGGGGGCTTTGAGTTCGACCCAAAACGCCACGGGCGGTTTGCGGTAATTGCGCTCGATGCCGACGTATTTGTCGGGCGCTTTGAGCCATCGTTCGGGCAGCATCACCAACCGATCCGGTGCGCCACGGCGGCCTATCCACTTCACTTTGCGGACTTCTCCGCCCAACTCGTTGACGCGCTTGACAAGGTATTGCTCAATCTGTGATTCACGCATGATTCAGTCCTTTTTGTAGCGGTAGGCTTGAAACCCGGCTGCGGCCAGCGGCAGGCCAGCGGCCCACGACGGATTGGCCGTCATGAGATCGGACAGCAGCGCGGGGGTGTAGTCGTCGGTATCGGGGGCTTCGGTCAGCACTTCGTCATGCACAGTCAGCACGATCTCGAAACCGGCTTGTTCGATGCTCGCCATCGTTGAAGCGAGCACGTCGCGGGCGATGGCCTGGGTCACGTTCTCGGCCAGCTTGCCGCCGTAGGTATAGAGCCGCGTCCATTTGCGCGTGTATTGATGCACGCCCATGTAGGACAGCTTGCCGCCGTCGCTTATCTGCGGCGAGGGGTAACACAGGAACCGCCCGGACGGCAGCCGAATACGCAGCCACGCGCCGTCGCGGCGCAGCTTGAGCGCGCGGCACTCGAACACCTCGCCGGGGTTGAGCACGGCAAGGCGGGCAGCTTCGAGCAGATCGCGCCAGAACGCCACGGTAGCCGGGTGCTCGCGCCGCCATAGGCGCTTGAGCGAGTCGCACACGCAGAAGGTGTTGGGATCGAGGCCGAACAGCCCCATGTGCTTTGCCTTGCGCCACGAGACGAACTCCTCGGCCTCGGCCCACACATCGTCGGGGATGCTCGGGCGCGCGGTCTTTGCCATCGCATCGAGGTCGATACGGTACGTCGCCGCCCCGGTGAGGAACGCGCCAACGCCGCCCTCGTAGCCGAGCATCAACTCCATCACCTTGCCGATCTGGCGCATCATGCCGTCGCCGCTGTGCTTGTTCTCCATCACCTCGTCCGGCGTGATGGCGAAGGCACGGGCGTATGCCACGGCGTACAGGTCATGGCCTTGCCCGGCGTCGAAATCGCGGAACGCTTGCAGCTTCCACTCCTCGCCCGCTTCCCAGGCGATACCCCGGCCTTCGATGTTCGACAAGTCAGCGACGACCAGCTTTTTGCCGGGAGCGCTGACAAGCGCGCCACGGATCGCGCTGCTGGTAAGCGTCATGATGTCGCCGTCGTCGAACAGCACGTCGGCACAGTCGGCCTTGAGCAGTTCGATACCCTCGTTGATGACGCCTTGTTTGAGCGACGGGCGGGGCAAATTCTGCGGTTGAAACAGCCGACCGGCCCACCGGCCCGTGCGGGCTGCGCCGTCAAATTGCAGGCAGCCGCGCAGGCGTCCGTCGCTGCTCGCGCCATTCACCAGGGTCTTGTACTTGCTGGTGCTGGTGGTGCTGGCTTGCAGCCGGATGCCGAGCAGTTCGCGAAGTTCGATGGGCAGATCGGGATCGTTCATGCGCCGCTCAAGCGTGGCCTGCTGCATGTCGGGCAAGTCCAGGCCGTAGGCTTCGAGCAGATATGTGAGCATGGCGTCGCGCTGCGTAGCGGCCTGCACGGCGTCGTCCGTGATGTCTTGTGTACGCCGAGCGAGCACGCGCTTTTCCCGATCCGTCGCGCGGATGGCCGCGCGGGCAAGATCGAGATCGACAGTGAAGCCCCGGTCATTGATTCGCTGGTCGAGGTGCCAGAGATCGAGTTCCGCACCTCGGTAGTTCCATGACGGCAGGCGCTTATCGACTTCGCGCATGGCCTCGATGTCCAGGCCCGCGTAGGTGACGAAGCGCCGCCAGTCCTCGGGGTGGGTTTTGCGCGTGGCGCGCTTGATCTTGTTGGTTTTCGGGCGCGGCTTGCAGAACAGTTGAATCAGGCGATGGCCCTCTTTGTCCTTGGCCTTGTCAACCGGAACCTTGAGGATGTCGCACAGCGTGCCGAGTTTGCCCGGCAGCGAGTGGGCCAGCGCCTTGACCATCGTGTCGCGCCAGCGCTCGCGCGGCACGTCAAACTGCGGCCACGCATGGTGCATTACGGTGCGGTCAAAATGCGAGTTGTGCGCCCACACTTCAACGTCCTGATCGTCGAGTGCTTCGCGCAGCAGCACGGGCATCGCCGCACCCGTAGTGCAGTCCCATACCGTGACGGGCGAGTCATCGAGCGCGAAGGCGGCGAGCATGATCTCGACGCGCTCGGCGTAGGCGTGCGTGCCGTGGTTGATCGGCACGTCGGAGTACGTCTCGAAGTCGAGCCAGAGGCGGGTCATTGCTGCACACCCCCGGCCAAACGATCCCGTATCGCCTTGCGTAGCGCTGTGTGGTTGTAGCGCATGTACGGAGTGATGGCGACGCCGTGCTTGCGTAGCCATACCTTCATGGCGCGGCGGCGACGTGCGGCCTCCCGTTCGATAGATATGATTGCCTTCATGCGGCTTTCCTGAATGGTGTGAAGTGACGGCCCTCGCGCACGCACTGCCGGACGTTTTGCCGCTGCGTGCCGCCCTTGAGATGGGCCGGGTTGCAGCACAGCCGGTTGTTGCACAGGTGCATGGCGACGGACTTGGCCGTGAGGCGTCGCCCGCCGAGTTCCTGCACGGCGACGCGGTGAACCAGGAAAGTGCCAACCTTGCCCTTGCGCGGCCCCCGCTTGTAGCGGCGGGTGATCTGGCCGTAGCCGGACGAATTGCGCTTGCCCATCCAAATCCAGCACGGGGTGCCGTTGTAGAAGGACTCGTCCGAGATCATCGTGTTTGCGAGGATGCGCTCGGCAAGGCTGGCGTATTTCCTGGGCATGGCGTTACCCCAACTGCCCGCCTGGGCGTGGCCTGCCTTCCAGGTCGGCCAGAGCGTCGGCCTCGGTCAGCACAGGGTGGGTCAGTTCGCTGCACAAGGCATAGCCGAGTAGCGGCCACACCTTGTCGAGCGCACGGCCCCGCGCCAGCTTGCGGCCCGTCTCGGCGTCGAACGCCAGCGGGTCAGAGCAGAACGCTTCACCCGTGACGACAAAGCCGTTTCGCAGCGTCAGAAGGCAGATCGTCAACAGGCGCAGGGCGTCTATGTGGCGATCTTCAAGCCCGTCCAGGTAGCGTGCCGTTCCCATCGCAGACGCCTCGAAACCCGTGACGTAGTTTTCAGCGACGACTTGCTCCTCGGCGAACGTTGGGGGCATCCGGGTTGTGTGCATGGCGCGCCCCCGTTATGCGAACTCGGCGTCAGCGCCTTCGCTGATGTCGTCGAATTCATCCACGTCAGCGGCCCCGCCGCCAGCGAAGGCGTCGCCGTCCTTGAAAAATTGGACGCCGCGCAGGGACGCATTGATGCGCTTGCCGTAGTTGTTGTCTTGCGCCCAAATATCGAGCGAGACGTTCACGTAGCAACCGCCGTAGGGCTTGCCGTCAGCTTCGACCAGCGGCGACTTGTCGCGGTCGAGCACGGTGGGCCGCGTGTTGCTGCGGGCCGAGACGAACATGTTGCCGGGGAAACCGTCATAGTTCGACTTCACATCGCCGTCGTGCAGGCAGGTCTTGTCTTGCTTTTCCAGCGACTTGAGCAGCGCGTCGGCCTTGTCGGCCCACTTCTCTTTCGCCACGGTCTTGATGGCCGCCTCGATGGTCTGGATTTGCGGGTCTGCCGGGTCGATCAGGAACGATGCCGAGAAAGCGGGCTTGCCCTCGCCGTTGACGGTCTTGGCCTCGAACAGAGCGGGGAAAGCGAGGCGCACGTTGTTGAGTTTGATCTGCATGGTGTTGCTCCTAGATGAGTTTGAGTGCTTCGGAATAGAACAGCCCGGCGTTTTGCCGGAAGTGCTGCGGGTAAAGGTTTTGGACTTTGGCGACAGCGTGATTGACAGCCTTGGCGCGCTCGTGCGATTCCTCTTTGTCGGGATCGACCGCCGCAGCCCGCTTGAGCATGTCCTGCGCTGCCTCGGGCAACACGTTGTGCTGCCACTGGCCGGTGTGAACCGCACGAGCCTTCGTCATACGAATTCCTCCCCGGCTGTTTCGTCGATGAACTCATCGGCGACTTGGCCGACGACCAGCGCCGGGCGCTTGTCGCTCTCGGGGGCCACCGATGGCGAGCCTTCCGATTGCGTGATGAGTGCTTGCAGCTTGGGCCACTGACGCGGGCCGATCACGCCGTCCTTGCTCAACTTCTCGGCGGTGGTAGGCGAGATCAGCTTGAGGTCGAACATCTCCTCGGTCTTGAGCCGGAACGACTTGAGCATCGCTTCGGCCTCGGTAGCGTCGCCCCAGGCGCGGTTGCCGCGCTTGCCTTCGACCAGCTTGTACCCAGGCACGGCATTGCCCGCGAGCAGTTCAGATTCGACGCGCGCGCGGATGGCCTTACACCAGCCTTCGATCAAGTCGATGGCAGCCATGCGCTCGCCCAACTGCTCGGGCGTGACCAGGGCCACCAGCGCCTGCACCTTCTCGGCGCGGGCCTCTTTCGTCGGCGCGGTGAGATCGGAAAACTCCGCGCCCACCTCGGCCTGCACCTTCGCGCTCAACGCCGGGCAGATGGCTTTGGCGCGGCAGAAGCGGCATTGCTTGCCGGGGCGCAGTTCCTGGGCCTGGATCGCCTGCACGTCGAAAGCCGGATCGGCGTACGGCAAGGCCACGCGCGAGATCGTCCTGATCTCATCCAGCTTGTCGGTCAACTCCACCAGCGACATGTCCCACTCGCTGATGTGGTCGAGCCGGGGCTGCACGATGACAGCACGCGCCCGCTTGAAGTCCGCCGTGAACTCGTGCTCGGCCAGCGCCGCGCCCAGGTAGATCGTGAGTTGATCGTTGTTGAACGCATCGACCTTCACGCCCTTGCCGTACTTGAGATCGACGACGATCAACTCCTCGTCGAGCACGACTACGGCGTCGGACGTGCCGAAGGCATCCGGTTCGCCTGTGATGTGTGAGATCGACAGGCGCTGCTCGACGAACAGTTCGCCGCCCTGGGCCACCAGCGCACGCACATAATCGACGTACTTCTGCACGGCCTCGGCCATCTCGTGCTCGACGGTGAAAATCTTGTCCGTCAGCAGAGGGGTGTAGTCGTGCGCGATGAACACGGTGGAGCCGTCCTCATGCAGCACGATTTGCTGGCCCACGTAGCCCGCCGCAGTGCTGTTATTTTCGAGGCAGACCGATGCCAGATAGTGAGCAACCGTGCCTTCGTCGGCAAAGCTGCTGGACGTGTCCGGGATCGTGGCCTCAAGCGCGATGCTGGCCGGGCAGTAAAGCCAGCGGTGCGCGCCACTTGGGGAAAGGATCGCGTGCGTGCTCATGCCAGCGCCTTTTCCAGATCAGCCAACAGCGCGGCCCAATTCTCGGCGGCGATGTCGTTCAGGTGCTTGCCGCCGTGCTTGGCGAGAATCTCGACCAGCGCGTCGCGGTTCTTGGGGGCCAGTCGCTTGATGGCGTCGGCCACGGTCGCGCGATCCGGCTGCGCGCCGCTATTCCCACTTTGTGCCTCGCCGGAGTTCTCGGCCTTGGACTCGGGCGCAGCGTCCGCCCCCGCCTCGGCAGTAGGCCGCGTAGGGGCAGGCTTCTCCGTTGTCCGCGCAGACGTGGACTTTTTTTCGGTTGTCTCCGGCTTGGCGGCAGACTCTTTCTTGGTCTGTATGGATTCGATGGCCTTGTCGGCGGCCTCGGCGGTCAAGGCCAACGTAACGGCGGCCAGTTGTTGCGCGTTGTGTAGCGTGATAGTGACGGGGAACATGGTTTCTCCTGGTGTGGTCAAAAAGTGGTTGCTTGTGCTTCGGACACGAAGGGTTCCCACGTGTCGGGCAGCGAGCAGTTCGCGGGGGTGTTGCGGAACATCGGGGCGATGTCCGCGTCGAGATGGCCCGCAATGCCGCAGCCAATGCGAGTCACGAAAAATTGAAGGTGCGGGCGGGCCTGGGCGTACTCGATGAAGCGCTCGACAGCCTGCTCGATGGCCGGGATCGGCAAGCGGTTCGCAACCGTCGCGTCCACGGTGGGGATGGCGTAGGCGTGGCCGGTACGACCTTGGCTTGCACCCCAGGCCGCCCCGTAATGGCTGTGCGCGGCATGGGCTGCGCCGCCCAGGTGCGCGCCGATCAAGTTGCTACCGAACACGAAGATGTGTCCGGTAGGCGCGGCGCTGCCGTCCTTGTGGAATTGGCGGGCGGTCATTCGGACACCTCGACCACGTTGCCATCGGCGTCGAGCGAGTACCACGTGTCGGGCTTGATCCCGTCTTGGCCGACGATGACGGCCTTGGCGTGGATGATCCGCCCGTAGCCTTCGCCCCACTCGCCACTCTCGTCGCGGTAGACAAGGAACAACGCGGAACCTTCAATTCCTTGCGCTTTGCCCCGGACGCCCGTGGCCGATGCCGCGCTATAGCGGCCCGTGGCCGATGCCGCGCCCCGGACGCCCGTGGCCGATGCCGCGCCCTGGTCGCCCGTGGCCGATGCCGCGCCCTGGTCGCCCGTGGCCGATGCCGCGCCCTGGTAGCCCGTGGCCGATGCCGCGCCCCGGACGCCCGTGGCCGATGCCGGGGAGTTGGGATCAACCGGCTTGGCCCGGCTGAACGTGTATTCGACGGCAGCCTTAATCAGACCAGCCAGCCCGATCTCGGCTTTGATCTTGATCTTGCGGCTGGCAACCTTGGTATCGCCGCCTGTTTCACGCGAGAGATCGCCCGACTGCTCGACGACCGCGAAGCGAGAGGCACCCGGCGCGTAGTAGCCGAACACGTCGAGCGGGTATTCGCAGGCGTGAAAGCCGTTGCCGCACGCTTCGATCTTGCCTTCGGCCTCGTAGGTTTTGCCGATCTCGTACTGAAAGCGGCGGCACGTCAGGTCTTGGTGAAAGCCCTTGAACGTGGTGATGGTCTGCTCTTTATTGGTCTTTGCCATGTCTGGCTCCTAGTGGATGGTGATGGGCTTGATGAGGATGGCGAACGGCTGCGTGCTCTCGCCATCGGGGCAGGCGCAGTTCAAGGCGCGCTCCTCGGCCTCGGCACGGGTGCCTTCACAGACGAACTCGTGGAAGGCGGACGGGGTGTGGACGCGCACGAGAAAGCGCTCGGGGGTGTTGGACGTGTTCATGCGAATTCCCCTACGCGCGGCGAAACCCACTCGGGGATGTCGGCGCTGTTGTAGACACCTTCGGCGGGTGAGCGGCGGGGCGAGATGAGCGCAACGAAGTGCGGGAACTCACGCGCCACCACGAGCACCGGCTGCGTCTCATCCGCGTGATACAGAAAGGCGTAGTCCTTCGGGTCTTTAACGCCGCCGAGCAGGCCGATGGCCTTGTAAGCGTCCATCGTGAAGCGGGGGTCGAGCGTGACGCCCGCCGCGTGCTCGCCGTACTTGAGCACCGACTGCGAGTTGCCGAATAGGCGCTTGTAGTCGGGCCAGCGCCCATCGACGCTGATGGTTTCCAGCGTCAGGCCGTTGGGCTGGCGGATCGACACCTTCCACGTCTCGGCCCCGTTCGGTTCGAGCGTGACAGTCAGCCCGTCAACGTCGCGCGCACCGATCTTGATGCGGCGCAGTGCATCTTCCGGCACCAGAACCTGCGTGCCTGCGGGAACCTGGGGCGCACCTTCCTCGTACGGCAGGTAGGTTTGCAGCGCGTGCAGGCGTTGGCCGTCCGTCGCAACGAGGTTGAGGAACCCGTTGGGGGCGAACTCGAACATCACGGTGTTCAGGTAGAAGCGAATATCTTTCTTCGGGGCAGCCAGCAGCACAGCTTGCAGTTCGGACGCGCGGATCGTGAATGTGTAGGACATGGTTTCTCCTCGCCCCCCCCCCATTCGGAGGGGGCTTGCATTTAAGGGTTAGGCGAGGATGGCGTCGGCCACGGGAGAGGCGACGCCGGTTTTGATCTGCTTCATGCCCTCGGCAAGCTGCCAGAGCGCACGGTTCAGGTTGACGTTTTCAGCGATGCCCTTGACGGCGCGCGTGGTCTGGCGACGGCCATTGGCGCTGACGCTGCCCAGGCCGCCCTTGATGACGTTCTCCTGGATGCGGTTGAAGGTCATCCAGAGATCGCGGGTGTTGTCGTCGTGGCGACGCGGACGCAGCACTTGCTCGGTCGAGACGGGGTATCCGCCCTTGTGTTCGAGGTAGCGGTTTTCTTCGTTCGGCTCGCCGTACTTGGCGACGATGGCGGCGCGGGCGAGCACTTGCTGCTCGGCGTCGGACAGCGTGATGGCCTTCATCTCGTCGCGCGATTCGATGATCTGCGCGAAGCCATCGACCACGGTGAACGCGCCCTCGATCACGTCGTTCACGATGTCGCCCTTGTGATGGACGTTGATCTGCTGCGAGATCGAGGACGGCACGCACAGACCGTTGCTGCACACGAGGCGGTACATGCCGGTGGACAGTTGGTAGCCGCTGGTGCCGTCGTGCGAGTTGACCAGCACGATCTCGGGGTACTCGTCGCCGACGAAGTTGGCAACGTCCTGGATGCGACGCAGACGCAGCATGTGGCGGGTGAACTCGGCCTTGCCGGGGATGCGGGTGCGCCCTTGCGTCGCGTTCACGACCTCGAAGCCTTCGCGGCGCAGGCCGTTGAGCACGTCGATGGTGGGGATGAAGGTGTAGCGGTCGCTGCGCGAGTCGTGCTTGCCTTCGGCAAAGACGCTCGGGGCGACGCGGTGGATTTGCTCGTCGGTCAGGGCGACGGGCATACGGACGTTCGCGTTACGACGCGCGCCGATGGTGAAATTGTGCAGTTGGCTGTAGGCTTGGTTCATTTTTCGCTCCGGTGAGAGTCATCGCGTAAGTGCGATGGAGCGAATTACACCATACGGTGTATCTGGTGTAAACACCTTTTGGTGTAATCAAGCCTACTTTTACAAACTGTTTCATCTCACCGAATGGTGAATACGCAACAAAAAGCCCGCCTCAATGGGCGGGCTGTGTTATGCAGCGGGGATTGTCTAGGTCTTTTTGCGCGCGAACCAGTGCCACGCGCACCAGCCAACACCAGCAAGAACCAATATCGAGCCGAAGGCGGCCTCACCACTTCCGAACCATTTGCCGGGGGTGGCCGCGATGCTGAACAGGACGGCGGCCACGACAACAGCCATGATCCCTTGCATCACTCGTCTTTCACGTTGCTTGTTCATGTTGTCGTCCTCCTGTTGGTAGTGCGATCACCGAGACATGGTATCCCTCGACCACACCAGTTTCAAGGGCCGCTCTTTATGCGACGCGGCTTTTTATAGGGGGCGCGGCCCCGGCGATGAAGCCCGACACCATAGAGTCGAGTTGTTCTTTCTTGCTCTGTGGCAGCGCCACGTAATCATCGTAGGGCGCGCGAAACGGCCACGCCGGGCGGGCCTGCTGTACGGGCGTTGCACCTTCGCCGGGGGACACCAGCGCGATGCGCTGGCCGGTGGCTGCGGCCCATGAATTTTCCATATCGCGCGCTACCTTTTCTCCGAACGATTTGCGCCCCGCCAGCATGTCGCCGATCTGGCGATCTGGTTTACCTGTTCGTTTTGCGACTACGGCTTGACCATATTTATCAACAAGGTCTTGCAAAGCCTGCCGCCGGATTTCGGGTGTGCTCATTGTTGGATTTCAACACATATTCACCATTAGGTGAATCCCTACCTTTTGCCTAATATACACCAAATGGTGTATTCTCTCGGCAGATTCCGAGGACACCACAATGAACCGACACACCATTTTCAGCACCCGTCGCAAGAACCTTCGCATCCTGATCGACACGCAATTTGCGGGCAATCAGACCGAGTTTGCGCGGGCGATCAACAGCCTGCCCGCTGTGGTGAACCGCTGGCTCACCGAGCACGCACGCGACCGGCGCAATATCAGCGAGCGTACGGTCTGGAAGATCGAAGAAACCTGCAACCTCACTCCGGGGTGGATGGACACAGCACGATGAATCAAGGCGCGACCCCCCAGGAGTGGGCGCACTTTGATCTAGTGCTTGGTCTTGGCAACGACTTGCTGCCTGTCGTCTCCAATCTCGAAGCGCGGATCGCCCCCAACTCCAAGCTAAAAGCCCTCGGCAAAACGCCGAGCCAATACAACGACGCGCACCACGTCGTCGGCATCGCCGACTGGCCGAACCACATTGCCAGCGACCTGAATCTCACGCGCTGGCAGCGCGAGCCGGACTATGGCCTGTGTGTCATCACCCGGCGCGTGCGGGCCTTCGACATCGACATCCACGACCACGACCACGCGCAAGCGGTGGTTGCGACGATCACGCAGCACCTGGGCGTCACGCCCCCGTGCCGCTGGCGGGAGAACTCCGGCAAGGTGCTGCTCGCCGTGATGATCGAGGGCGACATGCCCAAGCGCAAGATCGTGGTTGAGGGCGGCATGATCGAGTTCCTCGCCACGGGCCAGCAGTTCATCGCCGCAGGCACGCACACGAGCGGCGTGCGCTACCGCTGGCGCACGGGCGAGGTTGATGGCTTGCCCGAGGACATCCCCACGGTGACGACCGAGCAGTTCGAGTCGTTATGGGCGGTGCTGGTCGAGCGCTACGCCATCGAGACACCACGCCAGCGCGGCCACGGCGCGCGCAAGCACGAGGCCCACATTGATCTACCCGATCCGGTGGCCGACTACCTGGACGCGAACGGCCACGTCATCGGCGTGGATCGCAGCGGCGCGCTGCTCATTACCTGCCCGTGGTCTGCCGAACACACGCAGGGCGAGGACGGCGACGGCTCGACGGTGTGGTTCATGGCCGGGACGAACGGCTATGATCGCGGCCACTTCCGGTGCCTGCACGGGCATTGCGAGGATCGACACGACGGCGATCTGTTCGCCGCCATCGGCTACCAGCCGAACCACGAGGCCGACTTCGCCATGATCGAGGCCGACGAGATCGACGAGGACGGCCAGCCGCCGCGCCCGGTGGATGCACTCGCCGCGCTCGGGTTGCGGCGCAAGGTAGGCAAGGGGCAATGGGCGGGCTGGTTCGTCGCCACGGCAGAGAACCTTGTCGCCGCGCTGCGCCTCGCGCACGTGGCCGGTTTCGAGGTGCGCTTCGATGTGTTCCGCGACGAGATCATGCGCCGCCAGCCTGGGGGTGAGTGGCAGCCGTTCAAGGATGCCGACTACACCCGGTTGAAGCTGGCGCTCGAAGGCGCGCACTTCGAGCCTATCCCGTTCGAGTTGCTCAAGGCGTGCGTGCGGTTGGTGGCCGATGAGCAGATGTTCGACAGCGCGCAGGATGCCGTCGCCCGGCTGCGGTGGGACGGCGTGCCGCGTATCGAGTCGTTCTATTCGCGCTACTTCAAGGCCGCCGACACCCCGTACACGCAGGCGTGCGGCCTGTACACCTGGACGGCGATGGCTGGCCGGGTGCTCAACCCCGGCTGCAAAGCGGACATGGTGCCGATCCTGGTGGGGCCGCAAGGCTTACGCAAGAGCACGGCGGTCGAGGTCATGGCGCTCAATCCCGAGTGGCACGGCTCGCTGTCACTGTCCGGCAAGGACGCCGACCTATCCCGGCAGATGCGCGGCAAGGCCGTGATCGAGTTGCCCGAGTTGCGCGGGCTTCGTACGCGGGAGTTGGAAGCGATCAAGGCGTTCATCACCGAGGGCAGCAACGCATGGGTTGCCAAGTACCAGGAGTTCGAGACGAAGTACCCCCGGCGCTGTCTGTTCATCGGTACGACCAACGAGCAGGAGTTTCTCGACGACGACACCGGCAACCGGCGCTGGCTGCCGATCACGGTGGGCCTGATCGACACCGACGCGCTGGCTGCCGATTGCGCGCAGCTTTGGGCCGAAGGCGTCGAGCGGTTCAAAGCGGGCGGCGTGCAGTACGCACAGGCCGAATCGCTGGCGACGGCGGAACACGCGGCGCACACGATTTCGGACGAGTGGGAAGAACCAATACGCAATTTTTTGCAGACTCCTGACGAGTTATCAGGCGAGAAACCAGAAGATCGCGGTTTCATCACGAGTTCGCAAATTTTTGCACACGCGCTGTTTATTACAGTTGAACGCACGGATACGCGCACGGCGAAGCGGCTGGCGCGCGCAATGCGCGCGTTGGGATGGGAAAAGGACGACAGGCGCAAGAATACGGTAGGACGCGGCTGGCGTCGTGTGACACATGATGACACATGCGAGTTTTGCTAGTGTCCTTTGCTAACCCCTTATTTCTTGCTGCTTTGGACACATAGGACACATAGGACACATAAAAATGAAGGTATTACACGCCTGTATTATTGTGTGCCGTCAGGGAAAACAGAAGGAATTTTGGTGTCCCATGTGCCTTATGCGTCCTAAGTGTCCCGGCAAGATAGCCACAAATGAATGAGTAATTTTTTGCGAGTAAGCACATGACTACAACCAACATACACGGACGCCGCATCGGCGAAGATCACCCTCGGGCAACTCTGACCGACCAGGATGTCGCCCTGATATTCGCCATGCTCGACGAGCGCGACGCCGCCCTCGAACGGTGGAAGGGCGAAGGGATGGACGCTTGGCAGATCGACAACGCCTTGACGCTCACGGGCCTGTCCTACCGGCTCATTGCGGACAAGTTCAACATCGACAAGAGCACGGTTTTTAAGATAGCCAGCGGCGCGCGTCGCAGCCAGACGACGGAATAACAACCGAGTGGCCGTGTGCCACGTACCCCGTGGCCTTATATCGCGCGCGCGAGGGTTCAAATGGTGATATGACGATCACCAACGACAACCGAGAACAGCGACAAGGCATCTTCCTTCGCGCCCTCGCGCAAGGCGAGACAATGGCGCGCGCGCTGGCCCAGGCGGGCATCGCCTCGCGGCAGACCATCAACGCATGGCGCGAGAAGGACGCCGACTTCGCCGCCGCCTACACCGAGGCGATGGAAAACGCCGCCGACCTACTCGAAAGCGAAGCCCGCCGACGCGCCGTGGATGGTGTGGAAGAACCACTGCACTACCAGGGGCAAATCTTCGCGCATGTACGCCGGTACAGCGATCCGCTGCTGCTGGCCCTGCTCAAAGCCACGCGCCCCGAGAAGTTCAAGGACCGCGTTGAACACTCCGGCAGTGTCGAAGTGAATCTGGCCGAGCGGCTCGCTCGTGGCCGTGCGCGCACGGGTTCAGGCCAATGACCAACGCCGACATGCAACTCGCCGACGAGATCGCGCGGTTCTACGCCGACCCGCTCGGCTTCGTCATGTTCGCCTATGAGTGGGACACCGACCCGGCGCTGCAAGTGTGCAAGCTGCCGGAACCCTGGTGCTTCATCTACGACTGCGAATTCGGCCCCGACGTGTGGGCTTGCGAGTTGCTCGACACCATCGGCCAGCAGGTACGCGGCAACGCCTTCGACGGCCTGCACGCAGTGCGTGCCATCCGCGAAGCGGTTGCCAGCGGCCACGGTATCGGCAAGTCGGCCATCACAGCGTGGCTTGTTGACTGGATCATGAGCACCCGGCCCTACGCACGCGGCACAGTCACGGCCACGACCCTGCCGCAGCTTGAGAGCAAGACCTGGGCCGAGATCGCCAAGTGGACAAAGAAGTGCATCACGGGCCACTGGTTCGACGTGACCACGGGCCGCAACTCCATGAGGATGTCGGCCAAGAGCGACCCCGAGGCGTGGTTCTGCACGGCGCAAACCTGCCGCGAGGAGAACAGCGAAGCCTTCGCCGGGCAGCACGCCGCCAACTCCACCAGCTTCTACATCTTCGACGAAGCCTCGGGCGTGCCGGACGTGGTGTGGGAGGTGGCCGAAGGCGGCCTGACGGACGGCGAGCCTATGTTCTTCGCGTTCGGCAACCCGACGCAGAACAGCGGCAAGTTCTACGACTGCTTCAACGCCCAACGCCATCGTTGGGGGACACGCCAGATCGACAGCCGCGCGGTGCAGATTAGCAACAAGGAAACGATCAACGAGTGGATCGCCGACTACGGCGAGAACAGCGACTTCGTGAAGGTGCGCGTGCGCGGCATGTTCCCGGCGATGTCGGCCAAGCAGTTCATCAGCGTGACCGATGCCGATGCCGCCCTGGGCAAACACCTTCGCCACGAGCAGTACGCTTTCGCGCCCAAGATTCTGACATGCGATCCAGCCTGGGAAGGCGACGACGAACTCGTGATCGGCCTGCGGCAAGGGCTGCGCTTTGACGTGCTGCGGACGATCCCCAAGAACGACAACGACGTGCAGATCGCTACGCTGCTCGCCAGCCTTGAGGACGAGCACGCCGCCGATGGCGTCATCATCGACTTCGGCTACGGCACCGGCATTTACAGCGCCGGGCAGACGATGGGCCGCGACTGGCTGCTCGCGGACTTCGGCAGCAAATCGCCAGACGCCGGGTGCTTGAATCTGCGCGCGTTCATGTGGCGCGAGATGCGCGACTGGCTCAAGGCCGGTGGCGCGATCCCGGACGATAAGGTGCTGTACGCCGATCTCATCGCGCCGCAGACCGTGCCACGTGCAGACGGCGTGATCCAGCTTGAAGCGAAGAAAGACATGAAGCGGCGCAACCTGCCGTCGCCCAACCGGGCCGACGCGCTCGCGCTGTCCTTCGCGTTCCCAATCAGCCGAAAACAACACGTCCACGTCAACCGACAAGACACGATCCGGGGCCACGATCCGTACGAGGCCGTCTCACCCCGTGGCCTTGACGAGCAACCGACCGAACACAATCCCTACGCAAACCTGTAGGAGTCTGCTGTGATCGTCGTGAAGCGCGTCAGCGCGGACGAATTTCTCGCCCGCCCCGAAGTCCCCGCCTTGCTCGCCGAGTACGCGAATGAATCGCGCATCGGCGGCCTGCCTGCGCCCGCCCCCGACGCCGACCTGTACCGGGCCATGTATGCCAGCGGCACGATGCACCCGCTTGTCGCCTTCGACGGCGACGTGATGGTGGGTTTCGCCGTGCTGATCGTGTACCGCAATCCGCACTATGGCGTCGTGATGGGCGTGCTCGAAAGCCTGTTCGTTGGCGGTGAATACCGCAGCGGTGGCGCGGGCCTGCAACTGCTCAAGATCGCCGAGACGTTCGCCGCTGGCATTGGGGCCGTGGGCCTGTTCGTCAGCGCGCCCGACGAGTCGCGCCTCGCGCAGATCATGGACGCCAAGCGCAGCTACACGCTGACCAACCGCGCCTACTTCAAGCCGCTTACCGAGGGCCAGTCATGAGCGAGATCGCCACACTGCCGCCCGTGCTGCCGCCATCGAGCGAGCGCACCATCGCCTTTGTCGATGAAGTCGCCCGTCGCCATTTGCAGGAACCGCAGCCGATCATCTTCACGCACCACGTCCTGCACGGCGGCGTGTACGCGCGCACGATGATGATCCACGCCGGGCAGCAGATCACCAGCACGCTCATCAAGGTGCCGACCGTGCTCACGATCTGCGGCGACTGCGAAGTGCTCGCGGGCGATGGCAACACCTACCACGTGCAGGGCTTTCAAGTGCTGGCCGCCAGTGCTGGCCGCAAGCAAGCCTACATCGCGCACGAGGACACATTCGTCACGATGGCCTTCGCCACGGACGCCAAAACCATCGAAGAAGCCGAAGAACAGTTCACCGACGAGGCCGACCGGCTTCTGTCGCGCGTCGGCGAGAACACCATCATCATTACGGGAGAATAGCCATGTCCGGTGCCGTTACCGCTACCGCCGTGGGCCTGGGGGCTTCGGCCCTTGGCGCAACAACCGCCGTCGCCGTGGGCGCTGGCCTTGCCGCTGGCGCTGTCGCTATGACGCAAGGCCAGCAAGCACAGCGTGCTGCGAACGCTGCACAATCGGCACCGTTGCCTGCGCCGACCGCCCCCAACGCGCCCCCACAAGCGACGCCCGCCCCTTCCGAGCAGGCCAACCGCAACGCCACGTCGTCGGCGGCAGGCGGCGGCATGACGGCAGGCAACGCCTCGACGCTGCTCACGGGCGCGCAAGGCGTGCAGCAGGGCGACGAAACCCTGGGTCGAAACACCTTGCTCGGCGGTTAAGACATGGCCCGCCCCGAAGTACCACTCCGGCAGCGCCTGCTTGCACGCAAGAGCGCTATCTGGCAAGAGCGCACCACGTGGATTCAGCGCTACCGCGAAGTCACGGACATCTTGCTGCCGTACTCGGGGCGCTATTTTGCGAGCGATCACAACAAGGGCAACAAGACCTTCAACTCGATCCTCGACTCCACGGCCACGGGCGCGCTGGACATCGCCAGCGCTGGCCTCATGTCCGGCGTCACCTCGCCCGCCCGCCCCTGGTTCCAGCTTGCCACACCTGACCGCGACTTGATGGAGTACGACCCGGTGCGTCGCTGGCTCGCGCTCGTCGCCAAGATGATGCGCGACATCTTCAACAAGTCGAACACCTACAACTCGCTGCACACGATGTATGAGGAGTTGCTCGCGTTCGCCACGAGCGCAAGCATCGTTGAGGGCGACTTCCACAACGTGATCCACCAGACCGTGTTGACGGCGGGCGAGTACGGCATCGCCGTGGACGACAAGGGCCGGGTCAATACCCTGGTGCGCGAGTTCGAGATGACGATGATGCAAGTCGTCGAAAAGTTCGTCGTGCGGCCCGATGGCACGATGGACTGGTCTGTCGTCTCGCCCACGGTGAAAAACGCCTGGGACTTGAACAAGAACCTCGACCAGTGGATGAGCATCGTTCACATCGTTCAGCCGCGCGACCAGCGCGACGTACGCAAGCGCGACCAGCGCAACATGCGCTTTGGCTCCTACTACCTGGAACCGGGGCGCGACAACGTGGACATCGCGGGCGAGCACCTGCTGCGCGAGTCCGGCTACAACACCTTCCCCGTGCTCGCGCCTCGCTGGAACGTGCGCGGTGGCGACATCTACGGCAACGGGCCGTCGTTCCGTGCGCTTGGCGACATTCGCCAGTTGCAACAGGAACAGTTGCGTAAAGGGCAGGCCATCGACTTCCAGACCAAGCCCCCGATTCAAGTGCCATCCGACCGGAAAAACTCGCACCTGTCGATGCTGCCGGGCGGCGTGTCCTACATCCCGATGGGCCAGACCGCGCAGCCCGCGACACCCTTGTTCACGTCCGACCTGCGACTCGACCATTTGCTGCTCGACATCCAGGACGTACGCCAACGGATCAACCGCAATTTCTTCGTCGATCTGTTCCTCATGATCTCGCAGGACAACCGCCGCACCCCCGCGACGGCTACCGAGATCGCCGAGCGGCAAGAGGAAAAGATGCTCGTGCTCGGCCCGGTGCTTGAGCGCTTGCACAACGAACTACTCTCGCCGCTGATCGAAACGACCTTCGCGCGCATGGTGGCGGCTGGCATCCTGCCGCGCCCGCCGCGCGAGTTGCAGAACATGGAGTTGTCCGTCGAGTTCATCTCGATCATGGCCCAGGCGCAAAAGATGATTGGCCTGGGTTCGCTCGACCGGATGCTCGGCACGGTGGGCCAGCTTGCCGCAGGTACGGGCGACCCGTCCGTGTGGGACAAGATCGACCTGGACAAGACGATCAATCACTACTCCGACATGCTCGGCGTCGATCCCGAGGTGATGCGAAACGACGAAGGCGTCGCCATCATCCGCACGGAACGCGCGAAAGCGCAGCAGGCACAGCAGACCCTCGCCGCTACGCAGCAGGCTGCCGGGGCCGCGAAAGACCTGTCGGCGGCTGATCTGTCGGGCAACAACGCGCTCACCTCGGTTGTGCAGAAACTCACGGGCTACAACGCGCCGCTGTCGCAGTAGCACCCCGTGGCCTTGATCGAGAAACGCGCACGTAACGTATCGCCCTATGACATCAGAACACAACCCGCTTGATCTTCCTGGTCAAGATCGCGCCGAGGCTGATAAGGCCGAGGATGAGCGTCTAGCGAGGGAGCGAGAGAAAAGTGATCTCTGTGTGGTCATGGGAAGTAAAGAGGGCCGCCGTGTTGTGTGGCGACTGCTCGAAGCGGCTGGCATACATCGCATTAGCTTTGTGGCTGGCGACCCGCTTGCAACGGCGTTCAACGAGGGCCAGCGCAATCTCGGGTTGATGCTTCAAGCGGAAGTCGAAGCCGCTTCGCAAAAGCGCTTCATCGACATGATGCGGGAAGCCCAAGAGCAAAAGGAACGTGATGAGCAACGAAACGCAGACCGCCGAAACCGCAGCGCCGAGTAGCACGCCCGCTACCGCCGCGCCTGCTGCGCCAGCCACGAGCACGCCGACACCGGCACCCGCTCCGGCTGCACAGCCCGCTACGCCCGAGAGCACGCTCCTGGGCGGTGGCGCTGCACCCGCCACGCCCGAGCAGGGCCAGCCCGCTACGCCGCAAGCCGCCCCCGAGGCGAAACCCGACGAGCAGCCTGCTACTGCCGAGCCGGTCAACTACGACGATCTGCAAGCCCCCGAGGGCGCGCAATTCAACCCGGAATCGTTGGGCGAGTTCAAAGCCCTGGCGACCGAGATGAAGCTGCCCAAAGAGCAGGCGCAAAAACTGGCCGACCTGGGCGTCAAGGCCATTCAGCGCCAGCAGGAACAGTTCATGCAAGCCATCGCTGCCGAGCACGCCCGGTGGGCGGAAGCCTCGCGCACCGACCCGGAATATGGGGGCGACAAGCTGGACGAAAGCCTGGGCCTTGCTAACCGCGCGCTGTCGGAATTCGCCAGCCCCGAGATGCTCAAGCTGCTCACCGAAAACAAGTTGGGCAATCACCCCGAGATCATCCGTACCTTCGTTCGCGTGGGCCGGGCGATCAGCGAGGATCGACTTGTGACCGGGGCTACCAAGCCCCCGGTGCGTGATGCGCGCAACTTCTACCCCAATTCCAACCATACCGCGTAACGGAGAACGAACATGGCTACTCTCGCCAATACTCACCCCACGCTGCTGGACATCAAGAATCGTCTCGACCCGAACGGGCAAGTCGCCCAGGTTATCGAGATGCTGAACCAGCAAAACGAAATCCTGGAAGATGCCGTCTGGATCGAGGCCAACGAATTGACCGGCCACACCACCAGCATCCGCACGGGTATCCCCGAGCCGACGTTCCGCAAGCTGTACGGCGGCGTGCAGCCCACCAAGAGCACCAGCGTCAAGGTCAAGGAAGGTCTTGGCATGTTGGAAAACTATGCCGAGGTGGACAAGGCACTGGCCGACCTGAACGGGAATTCGGCCTCTTGGCGTCTGTCCGAAGAAAGCGCCTTCATCGAAGGCTTCGGCCAAAAGCTGTCGCGCTACATGATCTACGGTAGCGAGGCCACGGAACCCGAAGGCTTCACCGGCTTCGCTCCGCGTTTCAATGCCACGGATGCGGTCAACGGCGGCAACATCATCATGCCGTCTGGCGGCGCGTCTGGCAGTGACAACACCTCGTTGTGGGTCATCGGGTGGGGGCCGCTGTCCGCACACATGATCTACCCGAAGGGTTCGCAAGCTGGCCTGCAAATCCATGACAAAGGCCAAGTCACCATCGAAAACATCGATGGCAACGGTGGCCGTATGGAAGCCTACCGCACTCACTACAAGTGGGACGCCGGGCTTGTCGTGCGCGATTGGCGCTACGTAGTTCGCATCGTGTTCGATCCGAATACTGTTGGTGCCGAAAAAGAAGGCTACACCGGCCCTCTGTTGCGCGACATGCTGGCGAAGGCAATGCGCCGCATCCCGAATCTGAACAACTGCCGCCCTGCGATCTACATGAACCGGGATTCGCTCGACGCCTTCGACCTGCAAATGAACCGCGACCCTCTGTTGTCGTTCACCACCCAGGAGAACGCACAAGGCAAATTCGTCACGACCTTCCGGGGTGTGCCGATCCGCCGCGTCGATCAAATTCTGTCCACCGAAGCGGCTCCTGCCGCCTAAGCGGGCGCATCCCAAGAACTCAAGGAGAATCGACCATGATTATCGACAAGCGCAACGAGTTCGCCGACGCGCTCGCCCTGAACACGGGCGCGCCGGGGACTTTCCTCCTGGGCGACGTGATCGACACGCAAGCGCCGACCATCAGCCCCAACACCACGCTCGACCAGGAAGGCTCCGATCTGTACCTGTTCGTGAGCGTAGACACGAAGGCGACCTCGGCGGGCGATGCCACGCTGCAAATCAAGCTGGTGTCTGACGCCCAGGCGGCTATCTCCACCAACGGAACCGCGACCGAGCACATCGTGCTGCCGGTCAAGGCTGTTGCTGACCTGACCGCTGGCGCGGTGCTCGGCTGCGTGCGCCTGCCATCGGGCAGCTACGAGCGTTACCTGGGCATCCTGCAAGTAACAGGCGAGGCCGCGTTTACGGCGGGCAAGATCAATGCCTTCCTGACCTCCGACCCGGCGATCTGGCGGCCCTACGCCGATAACGTCTAAGGGGGTAGACGATGGCTGAACAGACCCCCAAGCAGACGGGTGTTATTACCATCGTCGCTGTCGAGCGCGGTTTCCTCGGTGGCGCGATGGTGGAACCCAACGCGAAATTCAACTGGCCTGCTGACAAGCCGCTGCCGAAGTGGGCGGCCAAAGAAGGCGACCAACGGCTTGCGCGAGCCAAGCGCCCGATCACGGCTGCCGACCTGAAACCGCAGGCGATCAACGACGCGGTACGAGGCAAGGCCGAGGCATTGCGAAACGAGTTCGCCTGAACCCCACCGGGAAATCAGGCCACGGGGGCGGGCGGCTATCGCCTCGCCCCCGTTCCATTTATAGGGGCATGGCGTGGCATCGAAAATCGACATTTGGAATCTGGCACTCTCGCACGTCGGTACGGCGGCGACCATTGCCGACCCCGACGAGCAAAGCGTGCAGGCCAACCACTGCCGCCGCTTTTATCCGGCGGCCCTGGGCTGCGCGCTTGAGCGGCACTCGTGGCGCTTTGCGTCACGTCGCGCGCGTCTCGTCCAAGTCAACAACAACATGAACCAGTGGGCTTTCGCCTACGCGCTGCCGAACCTGTGCGTGCGGCCCCGCGCGGTGCTGTGGCCCGACGCCCAGGACGATTCGGACGAACAGCCCTACGAGGTCGAAGGCACGGACACGGTAGACATCCTGTACACCAACGTCGAGAACGCCGTGCTCAAGTACACGGCGCTCGTCGAGGACGTGAACCGCTTTTCGCCGTACTTCAAACTCACGCTGTCCTACGATCTGGCCGTGCTGCTGGTGGGGCCGCTATCCAAGGACGTGCAGATGAAAGCGCGGCTCATGCAGGCCGTGCAGTATTACGTCGGGCTGGCCCAGGCTGCCGACGCGAATAGCGGGTTGAGCACCACCTACAACGACTTCACCCCTGAACACTTGAAGGCGCGCAATGGGTACTAAGATCGAAACCCTGCAACGCTCGTTCGCGGGCGGCGAGATCGGGCCGGAACTACACGGGCGCATCGACCTGACGAAGTACCAGACGGGCCTCTCGCGCTGCGAGAACTTCATCGTGTTACCGCACGGCCCGGTGCAGAACCGCCCCGGCTTCGAGTACCTGAACCTCACCCGCGCGCAGAACGATACTGCCGCCCCCAAGGTGCGGATCATCCCGTTCTCGTTCAACACTGAACAGACCTACGTGATCGAGTTGGGCGCGGGCTACATCCGCTTCTACACGCAAGGCTCTACGCTGCTCGGGGCTGCCAGCCTGGACATCACCGGCATCTCGCAGAACAACCCGTGCGAAGTGACCTACGACGGCGACGATCCTGCCGAGGGCGCGTACATCTACCTGTCCGGGATCGGGGGCATGACGTGGCTCAACGGGCGCTTTGTGCAGGCCCGCAACGTCGTCACGGCGGCCAACACCTTCGAGGTGTGGGACGATGACGGCCCGGTTGACTCGTCGAACTATCCAGCCTACACAAGCGGCGGTACGGTGCGTTTCCCCTACTCCCTCACGACCGATTACACAGAAGCGGAACTGTTCGATATCCGTTTCGTGCAGTCTGCCGACGTGCTCACGCTCGTCCACCCAAACCATCCGCCGCGTGAACTGCGCCGCCTGGGGGCGACTTCCTGGGCGCTCGTGGACATTGAGTTTTTGCCGACTATTGCCGCCCCAGGCGCGCCGACAGTGACAGCGCACGTCGCCCCCCTGCCAAGTGGCGCGCCCGCCGACACTCCCGTCGAGTATTTCTATAAGGTGACGGCGGTGGCCGCCGACACGCTAGAGGAATCGCTCGCATCGGAATCAGCCAGCGCCTCGGTGGACTTGAGCCGACAAGGTAATTACAACGCAATCGTCCCGCCTGCCGTCGAGGGGGCGGTGCGCTACAACATCTACAAGCTGGACGGGGTATATGGCTACATCGGCCAGTCTGACGGCGGCGAGTTCCGCGACGTGAACATCACGGCGAACATTAGCCAGACGCCGCCCGAGAACAAAAACCCTTTTACGACCCACGGTATTTCTTCCGTGCCGGTCATCGCAGGCGGTAATGGGTACGGCCCGGCGGCCACGCTCGAAGTCACTGATGACAAGGGCAGTGGGGCCAAACTCACCCCCATCATTGGTGAGGGGGGCATCGTCACCGGGGTGCGCGTCGATTCTCCTGGCGAAAATTACACTGCGCCGACCGTAACCTGGGCAGATGCGGCAGGCGGCAGCGGCGCGGAGTTTGGCCCGGCAGAATTGACCCCGGACAATTTCCCTGGCGCTGTGGGCTATTACGAGCAGCGACGTTGCTTCGCAGGTACGGGCATCATGCCGCAAAACTTTTGGGCGACGCGCTCGGCTACCGAGAACAACATCTCGTACTCCATCCCGACGCGCGATGACGATTCGATCCAGTTCCGCATCGCCGCGCGCGAGGTCAACCGGGTGCAACATATCCTGTCACTCGACGTGCTGATTTTGCTCACCACGGGCGGCGAGTGGAAAATTGCCCCTCAAAACTCTGACGTGCTCACTCCTACCTCGGCCTCGCCTAAGCAATTCTCGGCGGAAGGAGCGAGCCGTGTATCCCCCGTTATAACGGCGAGCAGCGTAATCTTCGTGCAGGAGGCCGGGCGTCGGCTGCGCGAGATGAAGTACAAGTGGGAGGCCAACGGCCTCACTACGGAGGACATCTCGCTCATGGCTCCTCACCTGTTCGACGATTACAAGATCGTCGATATGGCTTATGCCAAATCACCCCACCGGCTGATCTGGTGTGTGCGATCCGATGGCGCGCTGCTGTGCCTGACGTACCTGCCCGAACAGCAAGTCCTCGCGTGGAGCCAACACAAGACAGACGGGCTTTTCAAGTCCATCGCCTGCATCCAGGAGGACGGGGAATACACGCTCTACGCGGTTGTTGAGCGCACCTTGCAGGGCAAGCAACGCAACTGCGTCGAGCGGATGCGAAAGCGCATATCCAACGTGCAGGCCGACGCCTACTTCGTTGACTGTGGCCTGACGTACAACGGGCCGCCGACTTCGACCGTGCGCGGCCTGTGGCATCTTGAAGGCCGTCGCGTGACGATCCTGGCGGACGGCGCTGTCGTGCCGACGCAGGTTGTGCAGAACGGCGCGATCACGTTGGCCCAAGAGGCAAGCGTGATCCATATCGGCCTGCCCATGATCGCGTACTTGCAGACCCTACCGCTGGCGTTCCAGGCCCAGGCAGCCGGACAGGGCTACACCAAAAACATCAACGCGGTGTACTTCCGGGTGAAGGAAACCTCGGGCCTCGAAATTGGGCCGACGTTCGACGAACTCAACGAGTGGACGTTGCGGCGATCTGGCGACACCAGCCTGTCGCCCGCGCTCTATTCCGGCTTGAGCGAATTCCCCATCATGCCCGAGTGGGGCATGGACGCCTCTGTGTGCATCCGGCAGGCCGCCCCCCTACCCGCGACCATCCTCTCCATGACCATCGACGCCACGATAGGCGGCTAGGCCGTGGCCTTGTCTCGGCGGGCGGCGGTTACGCTCGCCGAACATATGAAGGAATAAATCATGTCGGGAGCAGCCAGCGCAGGAGGTGCCGCACAGGCCATGTCGATCATCGGTTTGGGAACCCAAATCGGCGGCATGGTGGGCGGCGCTTCGACTGCGAAAGCCAACGCGAAAATTCAGCAAGCGCAGTTGAACTCGCAAGCGGACGCCTATGCCTATCAGGCCAAGGTGAGCCGTAACAACGCGATGGTTGCCGAGTGGCAAGCGCGCAGCGCCATCGCCGCCGGGGGCAAGCAAGAACAGGCCCTGCAACTCAAAACAGCGGCGCTTGAAGGCGCGCAGCGCGCCCGGCTGGCGGCCAACGGCGTCGATGTCACCCAGGGTAGTGCCGCGAATATCCTGGCCGACACGAGGTATATGGGCCAGCGTGATGTGGACACCGTGCGGCTGACCGCTGCGCAGCGGGCATGGGCCTACCGCACGCAAGGACAAAACGAACTCGACAACGCCGCCATGCTCGACACGACGGCGGCCAACACCCGGCGCGGTGCGTCCACAATCAGTCCAAGCGGTGCCTACATGGGTTCCCTGCTCACTGGCGCGGGCCAAGTCGCCTCGGGCTGGTACAAGTATTCGGAAGCCTTCGCCCCGCCGTCCGGTGTCGATCCGGCCATCATCAACGCGGCCAACGGGACGGACGACCCCATCGGCTACCTCGCTTTGAATCTATAGCCATGCCGACCGTACCGACCTACGACGCCCCCCAAGTTGCTTCGACCGAATTGCCCGGTGTGGGCCTGCGCTCCGTCGTGTCCCCCGGTCTGCTCACGGCTGGCTCGCGTGGGGCCGAGATCGCTCTACGCGACAACGCGAGCAACGCACGTGGCGCGATGGACTTGGGCCGTGCGGTGCTCGACATCGGCGTGAAAATGCAGGCGCGTGACGATCTCGAAACGATCTTCACGCAGGAAACCGCTCTCAAAGATGGATGGGTCAAATTCCAAAACGAAGCGCGCCAGCGTAACGGCGCGAACGCTGCGGGCCTGACGGCGGAAACCGATGCGTGGTTTCAGCAGCAGGAGCAGGAACTCACCAAAAACTTCACCAATCGCAACCAGCAAATTGCTTTCGCCAAGACCTTCGGCCAACTACGCGCGCAGGCGATGGGCAGCATGTCGGCCTACGAGACGCAGGAACGCGAGCGCTCGCTGGCCGAGACTGCCGAGGCGTCGATAAATAGTTCGATCAATCTGGCGGCTACGGCAGCGCTCGACCCCAAAACGAACCCTGCACCGGCAGCCGCCCAGGCGCGCGAGGACATTCAATCGCGGCTGGACGTGATCGGCAAGATGCGTGGCTGGACACCCGAAGTGCTCGCTGACAAGAAAGCGAAGATGCTGGACAGCCTGCACATGTCTGTCATTGCGGCGATGATCGACCAGCGCCCCGGCGTGGCGAAAGCCTACATGAAGGCCAACAAGGACGAGATCAGCGGCGTGAGCCAAGCGAAGGTGCGCGACTGGCTCGACACCATCGCCAAGCGCGCCGAGGGCGACGTAATCCTTGCTACGGCGCAATCCTTCGCTGACGACGCGATCAGCAGCGGCATGACCGAGTACGACGCCATCAACGCCGCACGCGCGAAGTTCTCGGGCAAGCAGGAGGAGCAGGCTGTTCAAGCGCTCAAGGTGCGATACAACGAGCGGCAGACCTCGGCAGCCGATGCCGCCTGGGGTGCCTTCCAGAATGGCGGCGGCAAGATCGAAGCGATCCCGGTTTCGATCTTCAACGATCTGAACCCCAAGGACAAGGCCGCGCTGCAAGAGGCGGCGGCCAACGGTATTTTCCCCAAGCAATCCGACCGAGGGACGCTGGCAGACCTGTACTCGCTCGAAGCACGGGGCGATCTCACGCCGGACGTGGTGCGTCGCGCCTCGTCGCAACTGAACCAAGGCGACTATCAGAAGTTCATGGACTCGGCGAACTCGCCCGACAAGCAGCGCACGGCCAGTATCGACGCCGACGACTTCAACACCCTGGCCGTGAAAACTGAACGCTTTGATCCCTTCTCCTCGAAGCCCGAGGACAAGGCCAAGATCGGCGAGTTGCGCTCGGCCATTGAAGCCCGGATCGACGAAGAACAGCAGGCCAAAAAGCGCGTGCTGACACGCGACGAGAAAAAGGCTGTCATGCAGTCCGTGCTCGACAACAAAGTGTTCGTTGACGAGTGGGGCCGCGATCCCGAGAAACTGCAATACCAACTGTCGGCGGACGACCGGCAAAACGCCTACGTCGTGGTCAACACGCCGATCACGGTGCGCGGCTCGCGCTTCTCGCAGCCAGTGCAGACTACGAAGAAACAGACGATCTACCTGCGCGACATCAGCAAAGAGGAGCGCAACGCGATCATCAACAAGCTGACAAAACTGAACATGCCGATCACTGAACAGAGCATCGCCGAAGCCTGGGCCAACGCCAAGCAAAAGCAAGCCGAGTGGGGTAAATAATGGCCGACACTCGCAGCTTCACCGACGCGCTCGACGCGGTATTCAGCACCGGCACGCCGCCCGCTGGCCTGCAAGAGCAAGGCAACATCGACCTCACGGCGCGGCCTGTGGTGAACAACCCGGACGGGTCGATCAGCACTGTGCGCTCGATGTCTTTCAACATGGACGGGCAGGAGGTGTTGATCCCGACCGTGGCCGACGATGGCTCTCGCATCCTGTCCGATGACGAGGCCGTAGACCAGTACCGGCGTACGGGAAAGTTCCTCGGCAAGTTCGACACGCCTGAAAACGCCACGGCCTACGCGGAACAACTGCACAGCGATCAGGAGCAGCGCTACAACCCCGAATTCATGCGCGCGCTCGACGTGACGCTTGGCGAGCAGCAAGAGGAAAATGCCGCCCGCCTGTCGGCGGTGTTGGCAAGCGTCGCCCGCATGAACCCGGACAAGTACGCCAACGCGCTCGCGCTGTCCAAGGCATCCGGCCTGCCCGTCGATCTTGTCGAACGCAACTTCGACGACGTGGCCCGCGCGCAGCAGATGCGCGACTTGAAGGCGTTGGCCGCGCGTAGCCCCGTGCTCGCGCAGCAGCTACTCGATCCGCAATTCGCCGCGCTCGCCAAGGACGACGGCGGCCCGCTGTCGGAGATCGAAAAGCAGTTTGGCACGATCCGCGCCACGCCGCAGCCGGACAACACGGTAGCGAATTGGGCGCGCGGCCTGTGGACAACCTTCACGGAAAGCATGTCCCGTCAGCGGCTCAACGTGCAGCTTGAAGGCTTGGATTTGTTTGGTGGCAATTCCGACGCCGAGGAAATCCGCCGCGCCGATCTGCTGCGCCGGATCGCTGCCTCGCAGTCCCGCGCGGATAGTTCCACACCAGACATCGACTCGGTTGTCGCGCGCGACATCTATAGTGGCCTGTCGAGCACCTTGCAGCAACTGCCCGGCTTGGGGCTGGCTGTGCTCACGCGCAACCCGGCTTTTGGCCTTGCCTGGGCTGGCTCCCAAGCGCAGACGGATGCCTACGGCAAGTACCGCACTCGCGGCGGCACGCCGGGTGAAGCTGCGTTCGGCAGTGGCCTCGAAGGGGCCATCGAAGTCGGAACCGAAGCGATCCCGATGGGTTTCTTTGTTGACCGCTTCGGCAAGGAAGGGATGCGCGCGTTTATCGGCGGCTTGCTGGCACGCGAGGTTCCCACCGAGATCGTGGCTACCATCGGGCAAAGCGCGGTCGATACCGCCATTGCTAATCCGAGCGCGACGTGGGGCGATTACATCGACTCACTGCCTTCGGACATCCGATCCACCTTCATCGCTACGGTCACGCAATCAATTCTGACGGGCGGGGCTGGCACGCTGGCTTATCGTCTGTCGGGCGAGCGCTCGCGTGTTCGTGCTGCCCAGGACAATGCGGCGGCTGTCGAGCGGCTTAAGCAACTCACGACGGCGATGAACCTGTCCAAGCGCGACGTATCGAGCGCGCAGACTTTCCTCGACGCGGCTGCCGCCGATGGCCCGCTTGAGAACATCTACCTCGACGTGCAGCGCTTGCAGCAGTCCGACGTGGACTTGACCAAGCTGGCCGAGGTGTTGCCCTCGGCTGCCGAACAGATCGGCCCGGCGCTTGCCACGGGCGACGACATCGTGATCCCGGTGGGTGAGTTCCTCACGAACATTCAGGGTTCCGATCTCGACGCCCAGGTAACGCCGCACATCCGCACGTCGCCCGACGCCTTGAGCGTGGACGACGCCAACCGCTTCGTTGCCTCCGAGACGGCCAACATGCAGGCAGCCGCCGCGCAGATCGTGGCCGAGCGCGAGCAGGACGCAGCGTGGCAATCGGAAGTCGCCCAGGTTGAGCAGCACTTTGCCGATCAATTGGCCCAAGTCGGGCGGTTCAGCCCGGACGTGAACAGCGCCTATTCGGGGGTGCTTCGTGACTTTTATACAACGATGGCTGCACGCACTGGCCGCACGCCAGCGCAGATGTTGGCCGAGTTTCCGCTGCAAGTCCGGGCCGAAGGTATCCCCGGCGAGCAACAACTGAATCAGGAGGCCGCCGATGGCAGCCACACTACCGCCACTGTCCCCGGAGTATCGGGCGGACAAGACCTTCTCACAACTGTCGCAGGCCAACAAGCCAGCGCCGGATGGGCAGCCGCAACCGTCGTCCGACGACCAGACGACCGCCCTGCTGCGGTTTATCGAGCAGGCCGAGCAGTCACCCCAGGCGACTTCGACGGGGCCGTTGTCGGGCCTGCTGGCGGCCCTGCGGGGCATGGCCTCGGCGTTTGGTTTACCAGCGAGCAGCGAGAGGCCGCCGAAAATGGAACCGTAACGCCCTACTACCTCGATTTGCGTAACCCGTTCCCGACCACATTGGCGGCCATGCCCCGATTTGAGACGGCGGCCCAGGCCGCCGCATGGCGTGACGAACTGCGCGCGCAAGGGTATGATGGAGTGGCTATCGACGAGCGCGAGCGCGGCGGCCCTGTGCAGTTTGTGGCCTTCGCTCCCGAGGCCGTCATCCAAGCCCCTCCCTCCGATCCGTTGAATGTGGGGGCATTTTCACAGGGGCAAGATGATGGAACTGGACGAGGACTTGAAGGACGCACTGACGTATCTGGACGAGGCGAGGCGCGCGGAAGCGATAGCGCACTTGCAGGAGGCGAAGGACTCGCCAGCGGAGTTCGCACTGCGTCGGATGGCGATCATGGCGGAAGCGGAAGAATCACCGAAGATCGGGGACTTGCGCCTCTTGAAGGTGCGCCATCAGTCCAAGGGTTTCACGGGCCAGACCCGCGACTCGTCGCTGTCGCAGAACAATACGCCGCCGACCAGGGGATAACTCTCAAGCGGCAAGCCGTCTATGTCGAAGTCGATCCCGAGCGGGCTACCCGCATCGCGGCGGCTTACGACGAGATGGAACACGCCCCCCACGACCCGAAGGTCAAAGAAGCATACGCCAACCTCATCGCGCAGACTGTCGCACAGTACCGCGCTCTTGAAGCGGCAGGCTATCGCTTCTGGTTCATCGACATCAATACCCCCGAAGGGCGGGCGTATTCGTCCTCGCCGTGGAACGCCATGCGCGACATCCGGGCGAATCAGTCGATGGGCATTTTCCCGACTGACGAGGGCTTCGGCTCCAACGAAGAATTCAACGCGGACGAAAACCCGCTGCAAGCCGACACCGGCATTCTGTGGCCCAACGGATCGCCAGACGGGCCGCTAAAACCCGTGCTCGCCAATGACCTTTTCCGTGCGGTACACGACGCTTTCGGCCACGGCCTTGAGGGCGCAGGCTTTCGCGCGCGGGGCGAGGAAAACGCTTGGCAGTCGCACGTGCGCCTTTTCACGGGCAGCGCGGTAGGCGCGATCACCACCGAGACACGCGGGCAAAATAGCTGGCTCAACTATGGCCCCTACGGTGAAAGCAACCGCACGGCCAGCGCAGCCGAAACCCACTTCGCCGACCAGAAAACGGGCCTCATGCCCGAGTGGACTTGGCAGGAAGGCGTCGCGCCCGACGAGGGCGGTAACGGTAGTGGAGACGAACGCAGCACGCTCGAACAATCCGCCCTGCCGCCTGGGCAGATCACGCTCGTCCACTACTCGAATCAGGCTGATCTCGCGCAGACCGACCCGGACAAACACGGCACCGGCTACAAGGGTGCGGAACGCCAGCGCCGCGATGCGTTCCCCGATCTGTACGTCAACCGCACCTACTTCGGCATCACGGGGATCGACAATCCTTATCAGCGCGAGTCGGGCCTCGGCACGAACGTCTACCACGCGACGGTGGATTCCGCCGACCTGTACGACATGAAGGCCGATCCCGATGGTCTGTATCCGCAGGCGCGCGAGGAATCACGACGCACCGATCTGAACGGTATCGAGAACTGGACTCGCACGGAAAGCATCTACAAGGCCATGATCCGCGACGCGGGATACAAGGGCTACTACGTCGGCAACGTGGCCGCCGTGTTTGAGCCGATGGCCGTGCAGAAGGGCAACGCGATGGCTCAAAACGAATCGCGCGGCCAACTGTCCTTCGGCAGCGACATCACGCAGTCGCCAAGCGTCATCACGCTGTTCGAGAAAGCCAACCTCTCGACGCTGCTGCATGAACTCGGCCACTTCCAGCTTGAGGTGCTCGCCAATCTGGCCGCGCGGCCCAACGCGCCCACCAGCATCGTCGCCGACATGAACGCCGTGCTGCGCTGGTTCGACGAGTGGTTCACGCTCGATCAATGGCGTGCGATGACCGTAGAGGAAAAGCGCCCATACCACGAACGATTCGCGCGCGGCTTCGAGGCGTATTTGTTCGAGGGCAAAGCACCTACCCCGGAACTGAAAACGCTGTTCCAGCGTTTTGCCGCCTGGATGCGCCGGGTGTACCAGAACATCACGCGCCTGAACGTCGAGGTGTCGCCCGAGGTGAAAGCGGTGTTCGACCGGATGCTCGCGTCAGAACAGGCCATCGCCGAGGCCCAGGCCGCCGCCAGCATGACTCCGGCTTTCGGTTCCGCCGAGGCGATGGGAACGGATGCCGAGGGTTTCACAGCCTATCAGGCACTCGGGCAGGAAGCCACGGACACGGCCACGGATGCCCTACAGCAACGCAGCCTGCGCGACATGCGCTACGCAGGCAAAGCGCGCGACAAGTTCATCAAGGACATGCAGAAGGCCACGGCCCGCATCCGCAAGACGCTGCGCGCCGAGGTGCAGGCCGACGTGCGCGCTCAACCCGTCTACGCCGCCATGCACTTCCTACGGCGCGGCGAGATGACGACGGACGCAGGCGAGCAGATCAAGGCCAGCATCGGTCACAAACTGGATCGGGCAGCCCTGGCCGAGATGTACCCCGACTCTATGCTCTCGCGCCCCGACCTGTCGCGGCTGCGCGGCATGACGCGCAAGGATGGGCTGCACCCCGATCAAGTCGCCGAGATATTCGGCTTTCAGTCGGGCGATCAGCTTGTGCGCGAGATCATCGACGCGACACCGGAAAACGAGTATGTCGAGGCCGAGACGGACGCGCGCATGTTGGAACGCTACGGCGACATCACCAGCCCCGAAGCGCTCGCTCGTGCCGCCGACGAGGCGATCCACAACGACGTGCGCGCTCGCTTCGTGGCTACCGAGATCAAGGCCGCCGTGAAGTCTGTCGGCCCCGTGCGTGCGCTGACGGCGGCAGCCAAGGACTACGCCGAGCGCCTGATCGCGCGCAAGCGGGTCAAGGACTTGCGCCCCCGGCAGCACGCCGCAGCCGAAGGGCGCGCGGCCAAGGCCGCGCTCGATGCGCTCGCCAAGAACGACCCCCAGGGCTTCGCCGTGCAGAAACGCAATCAGCTTGTGCAAATCCAAGCGACGAAGTTGGCCTACGAGGCACAGAACGAGATGGCTGCCATGCTGCGCCGTTGGTCGCAGATCGTGCGGCGTAACGATGAGCGTGCAGGCAAGTCCTACGACATCGACATGCTCAACGCGGTGCGCGCCATCCTCGGCATGTACGGGATCGCGCCGCGCACGGGCGAGCGCGCGATGGACTATCTCGGCAAGGTGAAGAACTACGACCCCGACATGTATGCCGTGGTCGAGGATTCCGTCATGCGCGCCGAAGCCAACGCGCAGCCGTTCGATGAGTTGACGGTCGAGGACGCGCGGGCCTTGCGCGACGAGATCGACGCGCTGCTGCACCTTGCACGCCGCAGCAAGCAAATGGAGGTGGACGGCGATCTGATCGACCGGCAGGAAGTCGAGGAAGCCTTGCGCGCCCGCATGGAGGAGATCGGCCTGCCCGATGTCGCCCCCGGCCAGTTGTCGGCCATCACGCCCAAAGAGCAGGCCATCATCCGCTTCAAGACGTTCCGGGCGGCTGCGCGCCGTGTGGAAAGTTGGGTGGGCGAGATCGACGGCAAAGACTTCGGGCCGTTCCGCCGCTTTATGTGGAACCGGGTGAAGGACGCCGCGACTGCGTACCGCACGGACAAGGCCAAGCACCTCACGAAGCTGCGCGACTTGCTCAACAGCATCGCGCCCTCGCTCAAGCCCCTGCGGATCGAAGCCCCCGAGTTGAACTACACGTTCGGCAAGGACACGGCCAACAGCGCCACGGCGGAAATCCTGCACGCGCTGCTGCACACCGGCAACGAGAGCAACAAGCGCAAGCTGCTGCTCGGGCGCAATTGGGCTACCGAGCGCGAGGACGGTTCGCTCGACACGTCGCGGTGGGATGCCTTCATCAAGCGCATGATCGACGAGGGCCGGATCACCAAGGCCCATTACGACTTCGCGCAGGGCGTGTGGGACTTGCTCGAAAGCCTCAAGCCGCTCGCACAAAAGACGCACCGGGATGTGTTCGGCAAATACTTCGACGAGATCACGGCCACGCCGTTCTCCACGCCTTTCGGCGACTACCGAGGCGGGTACGTACCGGCCAAGGCCGACACGCGCATTGTGGGCGATGCAGCAATGCGCGATCTGATCGAGCGCGAAAACGCGAGCATGGCCTATGCCTTCCCCGCCACGGCCAAGGGCTTCACGAAGGGCCGCGTCGAATACAACCGCCCGCTCATGCTTGACCTGCGTACGCTCGCGCAGCACGTCGATCAAGTGCTGCTGTTCTCGCACATGGAGATGCCGGTACGCGACGTGACGCGCGTGCTCAAGGGCGTGCAAGGCACGCTGTACCGGCTTGACCCCACGGCCCTGTCCGGGATGCTCACGCCCTGGCTCAACCGTGCCGCCCGCCAGCAGGTTGTCACGCCTATCGCGGGCGACGCCGGGATGTCTCGCTTCTGGTCTGTGCTGCGCTCGCGCGCAGGCGCGGCGGCCATGTTCGCCAACATCGCCAACGCGGCGCAGCAGATCACGGGCTTTTCCCTGGCTGCGGTGAAGGTCAAGCCGCGCCTGCTCAAATCGGCCATCGCCGACTACATGAAAAGCCCGCGCGAGTTCACCCGCGCGGTGGCCGAAGCGTCGCCCTTCATGTCCGACCGCATGAACGACACCATCGGCCATCTCTCGGACGACATCCGGGAAATCTTGCTGAACCCGACGAAGTTGCAACAGGCCCAGGGCTGGACAATGCGCCATGCTTATTTCTTGCAGCAGGCCGTCGATAATGTCATGTCGCCCTCGATCTGGCAGGCCGCCTACAACCAGCACGTCGAGGAAGGCCACAACCACGATGACGCGGTGCGCTTCGCTGACGGCGTGATCCGGCAGACCCAGGGCAGCCAACTGCCCGAGGACGTGTCGCGCATCGAAACCGGCCCGGCCTTCGTGCGGCTGTTCACGCAGTTTGCCGGGTACTTCAACATGCAAGCCAACCTACTCGGCACCGAGTTCGCCAATCTGGCGCGAGACTACGGGCTGCGTAAGGGGGCGAGTCGGGGGTTCTTTGTGCTCGCGTCGGGGTTCCTCGTACCGGCTATCGTGGCCGAGGCCGTCGTGCAAGTGTTTCGAGGCGGGCCGGGCGACGAGGACGACGATGGCTATCTCGATGACTGGCTCTCGGCCTTGAGCCTGGGCGTGCTACGCAACGCAACGGCGATGGTTCCCATCGCCGGACAGCTTGCCAATGCCGTCGTGAACTCGATGAACAACAAGCCATACGACGACCGGCTCGCCACGGCCCCCGCAATCTCCATGATCGAGAACGCGATCCGGGCGGTTCCCTCGACCTACAAGGCGGCGGCAGGCACCGGCAGCGCGCAGAAGGCCGTGCGCGATGTGGCCTCGCTTATTGGCATCACGGTGGGCCTGCCTGCTCCTGTGGCTGCGCGTCCCCTGGCCTACGCTGCGGGCATGGCTTCGGGCAAGATCGAGCCAACCAGCGCGCTCGATACGGCCCGTGGTCTGCTGACAGGTACAGCCAGCGAGGAGTCCCGACGATAACCCCGTGGCCTTGAGGCCACGGGCGGCTTGCAAAATCCCCGGTACTTCGTCGGGATTTTGTCATGACCGTTTCCAATACCAATCGTCGCGCGGGGCCGTTTCCGGGTGCTGACTCGCCTGGGCCTTTCGGTTTCGACTTTTACACCCCCGCCCCCGAGGATGTCGTCGCAATCCGGGCAGACCCCCTCGGCGCGGAAACGGCGCTCATCTACGGCGCGGATTTCTCGGTCACGTTGAACGACGACCAGAGCGAGAACCCCGGCGGGGATTTGCTGCTCACGAACGCGCTGCCCTCCGGCTACACGCTCACGCTCACGAGCGCCTCGCCCGCATTGCAACCGACCGACATCACGAACTTGAGCGGCTTCTACCAGAAGCTGATTACGCTGGCGCTCGACCGGCTCACCGTGCTCGTGCAGCAGACGGATGAGAAAGTCGGGCGTGCGGTGAAGGTGCCGATTTCCAGCACGATCACGCCGGACGATCTCATCAACCAGCTTACCAACGCGGCATCCGACGCCGTGAATGCAGCATTGAACGCGGCCACGTCCGAAGGCAATGCCCATGACTCGGAAGTCGCGGCAGCTACCAGCGAGAGCAACGCCCACGATTCCGAACTGGCCGCTGCGCTGTCGGAAAGCCGCGCCGCAGCAAGTGAAGGTGCTGCCGCTGGATCGGCCAGCGCAGCCCTGGTCAGCGAAGGTCACGCCCACGACTCCGAACTGGCCGCTGCACTGTCCGCATCGAACGCGGCCACGTCCGAAGGCAATGCCCACGATTCCAAGGTGGCAGCGGCCACGTCCGAAGGCAACGCCGCCGATTCGGCCAGCGCAGCCGCTGCGAGTCAGAACGCCGCTGCGCTGTCCGAAACCCACGCCGCTGCAAGCGAAGTGGCCGCCAAGACATACCTCGAAACCCTGGTGCAACCTTTCGCGTTCACGAAAGCGGACTACAACACGCCCTGCCTGAAAAAGACCGGGGCGCAAACCGTCAGCATCAAAGCCGGTACGGTCGTTGTTGTGTCCAACGTAGCGCGGGCCTTCCCTGCCGATACCGCTGTCACGATGCCCGGTACGCTCACCGCAGGCGAGGATTACAGCGTGTGGGTCAAGCCCGACAATACCGCTGTGGCCGTTGTCGATTCGTTCCTGGCCCCGGCCAGCGCGCCCGCCGTGGGCGCGGTACGCATCGGCGGCTTCCACTACGGTCTGGTCACGGCGGGCGAGACAGTGGCCGGGGGCAGTTTCGCCACCAGTGGGGTGACAGCAGGCGGCGGGTCGATGGCCTGGACGCAAACCGATGTAGACCGCATCGCGGGTATCAACGAGTTTTCCCTGTGGGACTTGGCTTTCCGCTGCGCGGGTGAACAGTATGGCATGGCCTATGACCCCTGGGCCGACGTGTGGGTCGCTATCTACTTCTGCAACACCGCCCCCCATGTCAATGGCGTCAGCCGCTACAACACGGACGTTTGCAGCGGCACCGTTCTGCCCTTCGTCGCGCCGTCTTTCGGCGGCGACGGGGTGCTGAAATACAGCGCCTTCCGATCCTGGGAGGCGAACGAAATTTGCCTAGATCATGGCCTGCGCCTGATCCGGTACGAAGAATTCGTATCCGCCGCGTTCGGCGTCACCGAGGGCCAGAGCCTGGGCGGCGCGTCCGCAACGATTCCGGCCACCATGCGCCAGCCGGGCTACACGTCGCGCATCGGCCTGGAACAGACCACCGGCCATGTCTACACCATCGGCGGCCCGATGATCGGGCAAGGCGGATCGGCCTGGGCAGGAAACGGTCGGGGATCGAACTATGGCGGTGGGTGCGTCCAGTTGTTCGGCGGCGCCCGTACGGGCGCGTCCGGTTCGGGGTCGCGTTGCGTCGACTTCGGCAGCGGCCTCGGGTCCTCGAACTGGAGCGTTTCGCTGCGCGCCGCCGGTGACCCGCAAAAAACAATCGGCCCGGCCCTTTATCAAGAGGCCGCGTAATGAACATCGCACTGCCGCGCCAAAGCGCCCTGCCTCCGTTGGCAGTGCATCGGTTTTTGCTGCCCTTCTGGACGGCAAAAAGGGTGGAGCAAGATAACAGCGGCAACCGTACGAACACGTCCAATTCGGGGTCGCGTTGCGTCAACTTCAACAACGGCCTCGGGAACTCGAACTGGAACATTTCGCTGCGCGCCGCCGGTGGCGATTGTCAACCCGCCGTGATGCAAGCCGCGCATCCCGGCACTTTGGTCAGCTTGCTTCACCTGCTTCGGCAAATACCTTCCTGGGTGCGGAGAACGGCGAGTAGTGAGAATCGAAAGCCGCGCCGCCTTGTTGTCATGGGCAAGAAATACAAGAACCTTTACGACACCATCACGTCGATGGAGAACCTGCGCGCGGCGTACAAAAAGACCTCGCGCGGCAAGCGCAAGACCCGCAGCTACCGGACGTTCACCGGCCACCTGGATAGCCGCCTGCGATCTGTGCGGCGCAGTCTGATGACGGGATCGTACCGGCAAGGCAAGCCCCGCCAGTTCACGATTTTTGAGCCGAAAGAACGCCTGATTTCCGCGCTGCCCTTCCGCGACCGCCTTGTGCAGCATGCGCTTTGCAACGTCATCGAGCCGATTTTCGACGGGGTGTTTCTGCCGCAGTCCTACGCCTGCCGCAAAGGCAAAGGAACGCATGCCGCTGCCCGCGACGTGCAGGCGGCGCTTCGCCGGATGCAGGCCCAGGGCCTGCCGGTGTGGGTGCTGAAAACGGACTTCTCCAAGTATTTCGCCAGCATTCCCCTGGACGTGCTGCACCGCGAGTATCGGCGCAAGATTTCGTGTAAACGCACCCTGGCGCTGCTGGACAAACTGCTGCCCAAATCGGGCCGGGGCATCCGCATCGGCGAACTTATCAGCCAACTTTCGGCCAACCTGATCGGCCACGTCGTGGACCGCTGGCTCGTCCACACGAAGGGTGTCACGACGTTCTTTCGCTACATGGACGACATCGTGATCCTGGGTTCCGACCGGGCGGCCCTGGCCCGCCTGCGCGTCGAACTCGAAGCCTTCGCGCTGGCTGAACTCGGCCTGCACTTTTCGCGCTGGTCACTGCTGCCAGTCTCGCGCGGAGTCAATTTCGTGGGCTACCGCATCTGGCCTTCTCACAAACTGCTGCGCCGGGATTCCGTCACCCGCGCCAAGCGCAAGGTGCGCCGGTATCGGGCGCACGGCGCGATGGAGCGTTTGCGGATGTTCCTGGCGTCTTGGCTCGGCCACGCCCGGTGGGCCGACTCGCATCACCTGATCGCATCTATGGGGGTCGCATGAACGACTGCTACAGCCCGCACACGGGCGAACACATCCCGACCGACAACCCCGCGCCCTGGATGGGCCGCGCCGGGGTGGCCTGCCCGGCATACGACCGGGCCACGCAAGCGGCCTTCTGGCGCGGCGGCCCGGCTTGGGTCGTGGAGGACGTGCAGCCCGCCCCTACGGGCCGCACCGTGCTGTCTGCACGGGAGTTTCTGGACAGGTTCACGAGTGCCGAATACGCCGCCGTGCGGACCAGCGGCAACGTCGATCTGCTGCGCGCGTATGACAACCTGATCGCCGCCGACTTTGTGGACCTGGGCGACCCGGCAGTCAGCATGGGGCTTGACCTGATGATTTCATTGGGGGTCATCGACGCCAGCCGCAAGGCCGAACTGCTGCAACCGGAGGGCGCGTAATGTCCAGCCCACACTGCGACACACCAGCCTGCCAGGAAGCAGCCGACCGGGCGGTCCGAAAGGTATTCGCGATCCTGGGGGTGGATATCGACAGCCCCGCCGAGGTGGAGGCATTCCGGGAGGACCTGCGGTTCGGACGCTGGATGCGCCGTGCTGCGGACAAAGGGCTGATGGCTTTCATTGGCGTTGTTGCAGCAGGAATTGCTGCTGCGCTTTGGGCGGGCATCACGAGATTTGGAGGGCATTGACCATGAAACCGCGAGGAATTCGTAACAACAATCCTGGCAACATCCGGCATGGTGATCCGTGGCAAGGCTTGGCAGAGCAGCAAAACGACCCTGAATTTTGTACGTTCAAGTCACCTGCCTATGGCATCCGAGCCATGGCTCGCTTGCTGATCAACTATCAGGATAAGTACGGACTGCGCACCATTCGGCAGGTTGTTGAGCGCTATGCTCCGCCGAACGAGAACAATACAGGAGCGTACGTCCAGTTTGTGGCCGGAAAGGCGGGCCGAAGCGCTGATGCCCACCTTGATCTGCATACGTATGACGACCTGCGGCCGGTGCTTGAAGCAATGATTCGGCAGGAGAACGGCCAGGGCCTTCTGCCCACGGTAAACACTTGGTATGACGCGGCGACTGTCAATAAGGGCCTGTCCCTGGCCGGTGTCGAGCCCCCGAAGCGTGCGGCCGGCCCCGTCCCTGTCACGCGGGAGACTGTTGGCGCTACAGCCACCGCTGGTGTTGGCATCAGCCAGTTGGCCGAGGGCGCACCCGCAGTGATGGATGCCGTGACCACTGCCCAGGACAGCCTGACCAGCGGGCAAATAAGCCGGATTGTCGTGGGGCTGGTGCTGGTGGGTCTGGCGGTCCTCATCGCGTGGTCTCAGGTCAGCAAGCACAAGGCCGGGGTGCTGTGATGCTGGCGGCGCTGTGGGCCAAGGCTCAGGGCTGGCTGTTGACACTCGGGGCCGCCCTGCTGGTGCTGGCGGGGGCGTATGCGGCCGGCGGCCGGGCTGCGCGAAAGTCCGCAGAACTGGATCAACGGCGGCGCGATGCGGCCGCCAGGGAGAAAGCCGATGATGTGGCTCAGGAAATCGATGCGCTGGACGATGCTGCTATCCGTGATCGCGCTCAACGCTGGGTGCGCCACGACGGGCGGTAGCTACTGCGACATCGCACGGCCAATCTGGTGGGCGAATCTGGCCGACCTGGAAACCACCCCGGTAGACATCACCCGGCAGGTGGTCCGGCACAACGATCAGTGGGTGGCCCTGTGCCGGATGTAGTATCGTGTAGATACGTTCCGTAGCCTGTTCCCGCAACCAGTTTAGCGATGGGCCGAATTCTTTCGAATTCGGCCCATTTTGCTTTTCCCGCGCGGACGGAGAAACCGAAGGGAAAATCCAGGCAGGGGAAACCCGGACAAAAACCCAGCCCCGACCGCGCCGGCAGCCCAGGGTCCGAGGCATGACCGACACATGATCGACACATGATCGACACATGATCGACACATGATCGACACATAAAAGAAAAAGAGGACCGCCGAAGCACCCGCCCCGGCTTCCAGGTGGACTCCGGGGCGGAATGCTCCGGCGGTCCGGGGCTCTCGACGCAGAGAGTA